TTACATTTTGTTCTGGAAACAATTCGTCTCTTATTTTTTTAGGAAAAGCATTAGTGCTAAATCCTAATGCAGGTACTTTAATATTTTTATTAATTAAATAATCTGTAACTTCTTCAAAATCAATCTTTTTAGGATCTACATCAGGAAAATCTTTGTCTTCTTCTGCAGCCCAGTTTAACAATCTAAACATAGATTTAGGCATATTAGTTGGACTTACAACTTTACCTAGTTTATCAAATCTTTCTATGTCTGAATAAACATCAAGCATTAATTTTAGTGCCTTTGGGCTAGATAATAAATATCCACCAGAACCAAGTAATAAAGCAAAAGGTATTGCGGCAGCAATTGACCCACCACCAATTACAAAAGCACCTGCGGCTCCAGCAGCACCACCTTGTAAAATCAATCTTCTCATGATGAACTGTTGTGAGTCAGATATTAGTTTACCATATTCTTTATCTAGAATATCAATCATCTGTCTCAAGTCATTAGCTGCGGCTTTACCTTGTACTCCTCCGCCAAACATCTCAGTCCACTTAGCCATTGAAGCTTCTTTTGATGCTTCGTCTGTGTATCCCATAGCTTCTCTAAATTTTTTAATATTAAAATTACCAGCTTCACCTGCTTTTATCATAAGATCTCTTGCGTCTACTTCTCCAATTTTGTATCTTTGAGCCATTACAGGATCAACTCTTGTAACTTGTTCTAATGATTTTGTTCCTGCTGCATCAAATATTTCTTCGTAACCTTTATATTGAACAGCTCCTACTCTTTCTGCATCTGATAATCTGTCTGCAATAGTTTTACCTACCATGTTTGGTTGTTTTTCAAATGACTTCATAAATGCATCCCAAAGATATCTTGATCTAGCTCTGTTAAATAATTCTACACCCTCTTTAAAATTAGGATTGCCTGTACCAAATAAATATCTTAGTTCTTTAATACCATCTGCAGATCCTCTTGAAAATTCTTGGTGTAAAACTTTGCCCCACATTTGGTCACCGGTAACTTTAACTGGCAAGTTATTTAACATACCTTTTACAGAAAAAATATTTGCTGAACCATTTATAATTCTTTTGGCTGTAGGTGTATCAAACTTACCAACAATCGTACTAAAGTATCTATTTGCAGTTTCTAATTGTTCACCAAAGTCGTTCATTTTAACTATTGTTTTTTGTGCAAACTCATCTGCTGCTTCCTTACCTGTTGAATTTAGAATGTCATCGTATTGTTGTTTAAAGTTTGAGCTAGCTAAATATCCTTGAATATTGTCTGGATTAGCTACCTTATTAAAATCTTCCTTGAATGCAGTTCTTAATGAAAAAGCAATTTGAGAAGGATCTCTCATCTTAGTTGTTGCTAATGATCTAGTTAATACTCTCATAACCCCTTGATATTCACTTGGAGTTATTTGATCACCCATAGTTCTGATCTTGTTAATTACATCAATTAAAGTGTCATCAAAACCTGAATCTTTCATTCTTTGTGCAGTAAATTCAGGCACACCAGAATCAGGAACGGTCTTACCTAAAAATTGATCAGGTAATGTTGCTTCCATTCTTTTCATAAAATCTTCAGCAACTGTTTTTACACTTTGTGTAGGAATAAATCTTGGGTTATTCATTGTATCAATGATATTATCTAAAGTTTTAAACTGAGTTTGTATTGTTTTGTTAAAGTCTAGAAAGTTTCTCTGCATAGCTGGTAAGAATTGATATTGAAGCATACCAACTTGTTCTAATGGTGCTTTTGTAACCACTTCATCTAGGAATCTACTGAACAATTGTTTCTCAACTGCTGCTCTTTGTTTTTTTGCAAATATGTTTGCAAAGGGAAATACTCCAAATGTTTTTTCAAAACCTTGTACAATCTTACCACCAAACTTTTCTGTTTGAGCAACTGTAGATGCACTTAGTTGAATGTTTCTCTTTGCTGCGGCTTCAGTCAATTCTTTTGATTCTTTACCTAAACCTACAATACCTTTCATACCTCTTAATGTATGAGCTAATATAGGTCCCAAAGAAGATCCAGCTAAGTTAAAGAATAATGCATTACGCATAGCCTCTGCAGAGTGTACTAATACTTGTTGTGAATAAGGTAATTTTTTTATGTCATTGTTAGATACATCACCTAAATCATTGTTTGCAGCTGTTTCAAAGTCTGTCGCAACATTAGCCATATCATATAAGACAGAACCTGCACCTGCTCCTACTGAACCTGCAAGCTGTGCTTTTACTTCTGTTGTAATTAACTGTGTAGGTGCTGCACCAACAGTTCTAAAACCATCTACAAACTTACCTAAAGCCCTTGCTGTCTTACTTAAAATTTTTACATTTCTTATTACTGGTAATCTTTGTAATGCTTTTTCATATTTATCAAAGTTTGTTGCTGCGGCTCTTAGTTTATCAGCACCATATCCTGCTGAGGGGTCTCTTGTAAATGCACTAACAATCTTAGGCATATCTTTAATGTATACTGCACCACTACCAACTACATCACCAGCTAATTCTAAGTCTGATCTCTCTACACCTTCACCTGTAAATGGAAAAATACCTTCAGTTGCAGTTTTAAAAGGATCTGCTTTCTTTTCTTTTTCTTTAGCAATTAATGCTGCACCAATGTTTCTTTCTTTTTCTACCTCTGCTACGGAACTATATCCTTTAAGTTGACCTGATTCAAAAGCAAGATCTACTGCTGCTCTTTGGTCATCATTAAGTGTTGATGGATCGAAAGTTTTATTATCTAACCTTGATTGTAATTCTGCAATTGTAGCCATATCATTATTCTATTGTCCCCAATATCTGTTCTTGATTTTGAGCTATATTAGTTTGTAAAGTTTGGTTTGCTCTATCTGCATATATTTTTCTAATATAAGGCATTTGAGTAAAACTTAATAAGAAGTCTTCATTTCCACCTGCCTCAATATAATTTTTAGATAATCTTAAAAATTGTGCTTCTAAGTCTGCAGCAAGATTTCTGTAAGATGATTTTACTTCTTTTTCGCCAGTAAATAGACCCATGATTTTTGTTGCTTGTTCTGCATCTTGTACGTCAGCTCTAGTTAATCTATCTTCTGATTTGTTAGCATTCGCAAGAATATATTTCATTCTTACTTCAATTAGTCTTGCTCTTGTAATATTGTCAAGCTCACCATCTGTTGTTTTAGCACCATCAGTAATTGATCTTACTTCTTTTTTGTATTGATCAACTAATTCTTGTGTTTCTTTTCTTTCTGCTTCTGTGCTAGCAACAATATTACCTGCATCATCTAATTTATCTGATGTAATTAAATCAATTATTTCAGCATCAGCGTTAGAACTTGCTGTTCCAATATCTCCGATACCAAGTAATTCAAAAGTATCTCCAATAGCTCCTGTTAACTTTTCAAAACCTAATTTACCCTTTGCAGTTAAACCAAATGATTCTTTTGGTAAAGCATCAACAATCTGTGTAAATTTAAAACCTTGTTCAATACTAGATAGTTGTTTTCTCATTTTATCTAATCTTGCTGGCGAAACTTTTACAGGTGTATATTCAGTGTATTTCATTGGTACAGCCATAGTTCCTGTTCCATCAGGTGTAGGTACAAACATTATATCTGTTCCTCTTTCTTTATCAGTGCCAATCTGTACAGTTCTAGCACCAAACGGAAGACTCGGATCTCGTACAACAACTGTTCTTCTATCTTTGTCAGCTTTAATAAAACCTGATTTTTGTTTTTCTTTTGCTTTTAAAAAGGCAACAGCTAAATCTTTTCTTCTATCTTGTTCTTTAGAAAATAAAGCTAACGCTGTATCAGCTACACCAGAACCTGCTTGACCTGCAACATCCAAAAATCCTCTTACACCAGATTGTGCTGTCTTACCTGACATCAAACCTGTTGCAAATTTAAATAAAAGTAAATTACTTGTTTGATCATTACCACCTGTAAGGTTTGTAATTCTATCGTAAAATGCATTAAACTCATCAGCTTCTGCACTTTTAGCCATTTTCTTTTTAATGATTGCACCTTTATCAGCATCCTTTTGTTGTTTATCAGCTAAGAATTGTATTTCACCTTCATTTAAATCTGTTTCTTTATTTACTTTAGGTAAACCTCCTTCATTTGTAATATTAGCTCCACCTGTAATTGTGTTATCAAATTTAAATACATCAGCAATTTGATCTACTGTAGCTGTTGGAGTTGTTCCTTGAGCTTGTTCTGATTTGTAAGCTTCATCTAATTTTTGTTGTGCAATTTTTTTATAATCTGGAGATCCAATTACAATTTCTTTACCATCAATAACTGTTACTTTACCAATGTTTGCTTTATCTGATTCAACAGCATTCAATACATCTTTAACTTTAAATGCCACTGGTTCTCCTAATACTTGTTCTTCTGCAGGAGATTCATCACCTAATAAGAGACCTCCTGTTATTCCACCAAGTCCAACTGCTGTAGTTCCTTTAGGAATTCTTTTACTAAATTCTTTACCTGTAGTCTGCATTGCTGCAGAAGTTTGCGGAAATTTAGATTTTAAAGTTCTTTGTCCACCTGCAAGTCTTAAACCTTTTGCTGCCAAAGGAGTACCAAGAGCTAAACTTCCAATACCCATTGCAGTCTGACCTATGTCACCTTCTTTTACACCTTGCATAATATCTCCAACACCATCACCACCAAGTAATAAACCTGTCCCTAATTCTGTGCTACCTGTTGCACCTGGAAACTTTTTAGCTCCTCTAGCCATTAATCCTTGAAGACCTGTTCCTGAAGTGCCTTTCCCTAAACCTACACCTTGAGAACCTAATGCTCTTTGGTAACCCATAGGTATACCTTGGGCTGCTCTCGCCGCTCTTATTCCTTTAAGAGTACGATAGCCCGCCATACCTGCACGACCTATATTTGCTAAACCCGCTAGTGCGGCTGGAATTCCAAACATTATTGGCATCTTTACATTCTCCTGTTAGCCATATTATAGGCTGCATAAGCACCAATACCTGTTCCTGCAGCCTGAGCTATTGGATTAGTTCCTGGTGCCGTGGTTGCTGTTACGGCTGATTGTGATGTCGGTAAATTAGTCATGATACCTTTTAAGAATTCTAATCTTTGATAAGGTTCATATTCTCTAGCTAATGTTGTTTGTCTTTGTGCATCAAGTGCTTGTTGACCAAGTGCTCTTTGAACTCCTCCAGCTTGTAATAAACTTGCTATATCAGCTTGTTGCATTGCTTGTTGCTGACCACCTAAAGCTCCCAACAATTGACCAGCTTGTTGTTGCAACCCTTGTTGCTGTGCTGCTAAACTTGCAGCATTTTGAAATCCGCCTGCTAATGCTTGACCAATATTTGCTTGAGTTGCTCTTTGTAATTCTGCTCTTTGAATACCCTCTCTTGCACCACCAAAAGCACCTGCTCCAACAGCTTGTGCGGATAATTGATTTTGTGCCATCTGACCTTGTCTTGCAATTTCGTCAGTTACATATGATTGAAAAGGATTTAAAAATTGATTTATGTTAGGTCCAGCAGTTGATTGTAAAACTGATCCTATTCCTGCAGTTGTAGCTGGAGCTCCAACACCTGTTGTACCAGCTTGTGTAAATCCTGCTTGTTCTAAACCTGATGGACCTGCAACATTGAATGCAGGTATACCTACTGGTTTAGACGCTAATTGTGCAGCTTGATCGTAGAGTGCGAGTTTTCGGCTTTCTACTTCTGGTGCTTCTCTAGCTATCGATACTTGTGTTCCCGAAGTGGAGCCACCTCCGCCGCCACTACTGCCCCCAAAAATAAAACTCATATTACATTAACTCCTTTGTATATAAATATCTTTTTACTTTCCATTGTTTACCTTCTAAAAACTTTTGCCATCCAGGTCTTGCATGCACCGCTATTCTTTTGCAATCGTTTTGTATTGCAACATTTTCTATAGTTTCTGCTGCTTCGTCCTGCCATAACTCTCGTTTCTCTCCTTTTAATAATATGACTTCACATTGTTTAAAGTTTGGTAACTCAACTACTCTTGTAACAAAGACACCAAATACTTTGTACTTTATTCCGTCATCGGAACCAAACATTATAAATAATTGAAAGGCTCCTTTTTTAATTCTATCTTGAAGATCTTCGATACTCATGGGATCACCATCATATCTTAAACCTTCTCTCAACATAAACTCAACAAGACTCCAATACTCATCAAGTTTTTTTGGCTCGATGTATAATACACCGACCTCTTTTCTAATTCTTTTCTTTTCTGGCTGCATCTAACAAATCAAATATTCGTTTAAATTTAGCTTGCTGACCATAAAAGAAAGCAGCTCCTTTTTTTCTCATGTCTTTGTAGCTAGTAGGGTTTGCACCCTCCATAATTCCAGCACCTAAAATGGCATCAGCTCTCGATACAAATTCACCATCAGCTAGTTGAGCTAACATTGTGTCTTCGTCTTTGTCTCCATTACCTGAACCATCTTCTACATACCCTTCTGCTCTTATATAGTTGTTGTAATCTTTTTCGTCATGATCTGACTTAGAAGGCAAATAGTTTATACCTCCTTGATTAAATTTTTTAACTTCTGCTATTCCTCCCTTATTGAAAGTGAATAATGAATTACCTTGTTGGTATGAGAAAGGAGATACTCCTGCTGCCTCACCCTCATAATCATAAGTATCTAAAATATTAGCTAATTGTTCATCAGCATCTTTTTTAGCTTTTTTATAATCTTCAGGCCTTGTGCCTTCAGGCATCTTTGCAACTTCATCTTCACCTAATAAAGTTGATGCACCTAAAGTCAAACCTAACTTTTCTCCTGTACCTAATCCCATAAAACCTGAACCACCTTCACCTGTAACAGGGTTTGCACTTGTTCCAATTAATCTTTGTATACCACTGCCTGCAGTTGTTGATCCTATTTGTTGTCCAAAGGAAGGAACTACTCCAGCACCCCCTGTCAAATTAGGACCTGCAGCTTGGCCAACAAATTGACCCGACATACCAGGTAATGATGTTGAACCGAAAGCTTTGAAAGGACCCATACCTGCCATACCTGCAAATTGACCAATACCCCCTGCTATTGCAGCATCTCTTAATGATCGTTTAGTTGATTTACCTCTTAGTTTTTGTATACCAAAGGTTGCAAGTGCTATAGTAAATGGATCCATAATAATTATTTTAACTAGTTATTACGGTATTTTATCTTATATAGAGCTATTCTTCAATATCAGTCAATTTTATAGAACTCATCCTTGACTTTACCTGAATACTTATATTCACCTATGTGGGTTATTTCTTCATCACATAAAGCATGAATTTTACCCCCTATTGATGTCCATAATTTACAAAAGTAAAAGTCTTCTCCCATATAAGTTTTGTTTTTTGGACTCCAATAAGTGTCAAAAAAATTATAATAATTAGGTCTATCTATTAATTCTCCATTAACTAATGTTTTTTGACTAATAGTAAGTTCTTTGTAATGTTCCTTCAATTTATCAAATGCTGACCTTTTTATCATCATCATACCTGTTGGGCCTTTGTTTACTTCAATAAAACCATCTTGAGGTCTTATGTCGTTTACATCTGGTATTTCTATTGGAAATAAATGTCCCATACTATGAATACTATCGTCAGGCCTTGTTTCGAAATCTTTTCTAAATTTAGCATCTGTTTTTTGTTTCATAGGATAAGGTATTAAAGATACTTCATGAGGTGATTTGAAAAGTCTATAAACCGATCTTGTGCTAAATTCTATATCAGAGTCTATAAATAACATTTGAGCAGCATCTGAATTCATAAATGCAGAAGCACATAAGTTTCTTCCTTGTGTAACTAAAGAAGATTTCATTAGTTGAAAAGTAATTTTTGTTTTATTTAAAATACATTCTTTTTGTAAATCTAAACAAGCTTTCATATAATGAATCGAAACTTCAGAATGCACAGGAGTGCATACCATCAAATGATCTTTATTTACTTCGTTGGACATGAATTACTCCTTTTAAGAAACCTTCCCAATTTCTACTAATGTTTCGCCAATCATAAAATCTTTTATAATATTCTTGTTGAAATTTAAACACATTTGTTAAATCATTTTGTAAAATTTTTTTTGCTTCTACACAACACTCTGCTACTTGTTGTGCTAATTTAGCTTTGTTCTGTGTAAAGGGAATGTAGACAGGAAACTCTGCACAAGTTTCAAACAATGCACCTAGATCCGTGGTTATTAATAATTGACCCGCTGCTAATGATTCCATTGCAGATATACAAAATGTTTCCTCCCAAATACTTGGAAAACAGTTTACATCATATTCTTTTAGCTTTCCCATAAGAGTTTTGTGATCGCAGTAACCCATGTAATTTACATTAGGTAAGTCTTTTGCTTTTTGATAAAGATCTTGATATTGACTATCATTTTGATCTTGAAATTGTTTACCATAAATTATTGTGCTTGAATAAACATCTAAAGTAATATCTGGATCTCTATCTACTAAAGATTCCATAGCTGTTAAGGCTACTTCTAAACCTCTCCATGGTGTAGAGATGTAACACATTTTTAATTTTTTTTTCGGAGTGAAATCTGTTTTTAATTGTAATTCTTCATAATCAATCCCGTTTTTTATAACAGTGCATTTTTCTTCTGGTATTTTAAAAAACATACGGTACTTTTCATAACTCCAATGACTATTAAAAACATACCAATCATATTTTGAATGATTCTCTTTATTTTGAAACCAAGGTGCTAGATTTGGTTGATCGTAAGAATTTTTTAACCAAAGTATATTTGCTTTAATAGGATCTAAAGGTTCCTTTTCTGGTATAGACGTAGTTATTTGAACAGAATCAAGTATACCTTGATTCGCATATTTTTTTAGATAGGCTAATTGTAATTCAGTTCCACCAGCAGGTTGCATTATGATTTGGTTTTACCAAATACTTCAAGAGATGCAACTGTTATTTTTTGGTTAATTTGTAAATCATCCGAAGTAGTATCAGTACTGGGATCAGCAACATCAGAATCAAAATGAGCTTTGCTATCATATTTCTTGCCTGTTCTTTTGTTTAGAACTTCTTCCTCAGCTTTAGCCGGTACTACAGGTACTTCCTCGCCGTTTATTATAACTGTCTTTTGTTTTTCCGTCATTATCGTCCTTGTCGGTTGTAAGGTTTATAACATCTTTTCTTGTGCTTGTTAAGACTCTTGGTGTGCCGTCTCGGCCTTTTCCTAGGTTTTGGTCTAGGTACAAAGTGTAAAAATTTAACTCTAGCCATTTTCCTGTGATCTGTCTATTTGGGCATAGCTTATAGCACCTTGAATCTTACTACTGCCTGTTGCTGCTTGCACTGTTATTGAATCACCAGCTTCTAAATTTAAAGATTGAGGTGTAGCATTTACTTGTGTTTTTGCTGCAATGTCATCTCTAAAAAATTCATATTCAGTACTTGAGTCAGAGGAATCCACTAAATTCATGTTAACTAAAATAGCAGATGAAGAATCATTGTTTGCACAATATACACTTTTTACAATAATTGTAGCGTTAGCTGGACACGTAAGTGCAGTAGTCTTTGATGTTCCAGTTTGTTTAAAACCTTGATTTTTATATTGTATGGTCATGATAAAAAATAATTAAAAGCTTCTCTTTCGTTTTTTTGATCTTGTTGATATGAAGTATTCAATTGGTTTTGTAAAGTTTCTAAAGCTAAATTAATTTGTCTAAAAGAATCTGTGTTATATTCTTTTGGTGGTTCAGGTAAAAATACTTGCACTTTAGCCATTATCTTCTACCATCAGGTTGTATATCAAATCTAAATTGACCAAATCTCCAACTTTCATTTAAACTATCATTTTCTATTTTTATAGCAGCTAATCTAGCTCTTGCCCTTGTGTCTACCTTATCTGTAGATGATGTAATTGTAAATGGTCCTAGGGGTGAACCTTGTTGCACATTAGCAGGATAATCTCTTAACTCTAAAGTTACTTTTGCATTTCCATTTATATATTTAAAGTCAGGAATAAATCTTCTTACTTTTATAAAAAATTCTCCATCTCCTTGAGCATCTAAATCAAAGTCACCAGATTTTATAAATGCAGAAATAGCATTTACTGTACCATCAGCCAATACTTCATTTGTTCCTTTTTCATGATCAAAAACTCTTGAGGCACCATTTGATACTCCTTGAACTGTAGGTGTATTTGGAGCTAAATTAGCTGTAAATTCAGTTGCAATAGGATCTTCAAATACATGGCTATCTTCATAAGTTGTTCTTGCCAAAGTTCCTGTAGTCCATGTTTGTTCAGCATAGTTGTAAGTTACGACTCTATCTATAAAGTTAGAACTTGCGCTAGGATAAAACCATGAGATCTCAGTATATAAACTATTGTGAGATCCACAAGTAAGTTCAGAACCATTCGCAAAATTTAAACCTGGAGTATTATCATTTGTTTGAAATACAAAATCTTCTACAAGTGAACTTAATGATTTAACAGTTCCATCAAATACAAAAAACCCACCCGAATCTGACATCCAATAAACGGCACCATTAGCATATACAATGGCGTGTTGACCTATGCATCCACAGTTTGATCCAACTTGTCTAATACTAAATGTAAAAGGTGGACCTACAAACTGCATTAAATACGCTGAAGTATCAGTTAAAATAAGAATATAATCTTTCGCCTTTGCTGCTCCTACTATTTTCGTTCCACTATCAATTCTAAAAGAACCTGCTGTGTTTGTTGATGTTGCTGTATAGTCGGTTAAAGATTCTTGATCTGAAAATCTAATAAACATTTTATCCTGTGTAGTTGAGGTTCCAATTGTAGTTTCAGTGCCTAACACAATTAAGTGCCTATCTCTATCAGAAACCATTGTCATAACAGATTTGGTAGGAGCTCCAGATAAAATAGCTGCTCGTGTAGCTACTCCAGTGTTTGGATTCCAAGAAAAAGTTGCACCGTTTTTAATCGTTGCAATTAAAAGTTCACCAAAATTATCAAGTGACCATGATCCCGGATCTAAAATTACGTCTGATGACGATCGAGCAGTTCCCCATGTTGAAGTTGACCAAGTTCCTGCACCCCATCCAAAACCAAAAGTTTGTTGTAATGGTCCTATTTGAAAGTAAGCTTTTAAATCAAGTGTCCCATTGTTTGTAGTGCCTGAGCCAGATTCATTAGCAGCCATTTGAATAGTAAAAGTAGTAACAGTAGGTGTTGATTTTACTTCAAATAAAATATCATCAAAGTCCGCAGCAACATATCCTGTTTGAGCTGCATTAAATGATCCTGCGTTTACAAATGTAACGATGTCACCTGAATTAAGATTGTGACTTCCTGAAGTAGTAATTGTTACAATATTAGATCCACTAGTCGTTGATATATTACAACCTGATTGTGCTAATGAAGTATCAAAAGGTGTTATGTCAAAATAATCATCACCATTATATACATATAAAATTTTGTTTGTGCCGAAAGCTATGTATCTTCTTCCTTCTAAATCTGTCCAGCTATGAGAAGCCCTTGCTGCACCTATTAACTGTTTGTTTTTTATTTCAGACCAACCACCAATTTTTTCAGGCATGGTGTATCTAAATCTTACAAAATCACCATCTACCCATTGGTTTTCTGCTCCTGAAGCAGAAGCTTGTTTATTAAATCCTGGTGCAAATTGTACTTTTGTTAAAGGCATGGCCTAATTATACACCATAAGAGTATATCTATAAAGATTCACCTTTTAGGCTATTTTTGATATACTATATTTAATACTAATCTAAATTCTTCATCAGTGCATGTTGTCCCTGAATGAAAAGTATCACTTGGAAATGTAATTAATGTATTAGCTTTTGATTTTATTTTTTCATTTTTAAATCTAGTGTAGCCATTATTTGTATTTAAATATAAAATAGAGGTCATAGCATCAGGGGATGAGCTATCTTGATGATATTTATGTTCTATTATTTTATTGGTTCTAGTTAATAAATTAAGTTTAATTCTAATTAAGTTTTCTATTTTTAATTTATAAAGCAAAGGTCTTAGAACATCAAAATGATTACTTGAAATATTATTGTCTATGTAAAATATATGGACAAATTGTTTATGTTTATCTTCAGCATCATTTACACCTTGTATGTACCATTGAAACAAATGGCTTAACACCACTTCATTTAAATTTTTAAAATCTACTTTATCTAAAAAATTTCTTCTTAATTTCATTACTCTAGTAATATGTTGAAGGCAATGGAAATTCTATCTTTTGTTTTATTTAAATTAGGTTTTACTCCATGCGCTAGACAACCAGGAAAAATAAATAAATCGTTTTCTTCTATATTCATTAATATTTTAGAGGCTGTGTATGGTGTAAATGTTTTTTTACAATTAGCCCATGAGCTATCTATAGTGTTAAATGGGTTTTCAAAAAATATCTCTCCACAATTTTTTGGAGTTTTTACATAATAAACACAAGAGATCTGTGCGCCACCATGTGTGTGCACTTCATTATAATCTTTGTAACTATTTATATTTGCCCACATAGAACCCATTTTAGCAATACCACATAAAGACATAGTATTCATATATTTTAATAAGTGTGGTTTTATTTGTTCTTGTAATTCTAAAAAATCATCTTGTTTTAATGAAGGAGCAACTGCACCAGAAGAAGAAAAAATAACAGCATCTATATCATTTGATTGCCAACCCATATTTTTAGGATTACTTATATTTCTACCATTGTCTTTCTTTTTCAAATTTTTTAAATATTTTACTATACTATCTACATTTAAATTTAATTTAGTTTTATAAAGACCTACACAAAATAAGTTATGAATCATTTTTATTTAAATTGTTTTCCAGTTACCCAACAAACTAAAGAATTTCTTTCTCCTTTTGTTACTGGTTTGACTTCATGCAACATATAAGATGGAAATAAAATTAAGTCTCCTTGCCCTTGTTTCATTTTTTCTCCTTTATCACCCTCATATATAAATAGTTCGCCACCTTCATATTTTTTAGGATCAGTAAGTTGTATACTTAAAGATAGTTTTCTTACGATCATGTTTGTAGCTCTATCTGTATGTTTTCCATATTTATCACCAGGAGCTTTGTAATTTGTAAATTGAAAACCTTCGTTTAATCCAAAAATATCAAACTTAAAAAATCTATCATTAAGATTTAAAACAACATCAGTTACTTTTCTAAAAGCCCAATCTAAATCATCAGTAGCATAGAGCCAACAAATTTTACTTGATCTAATACTATCTATTTTATTTTTTCTTGTTCTACCTTGTATTAAACCTTTAGAATGTGCAATCTTGATTATCTTATTACACTCTTCTTTTGTAAAAACTTTTTGCCAATAAGCAAAACTACATACTTGATCTAAATAGAGATTCCAAGCTGGGTTGTTAATAGGTTTTTTCATAATATTTCTATATCACCAATAAACACATTTAATGTTAATCTTTCTTTTAAACAATTTAAATTTGTAATGCCATGATATTTTTTACCATCATAGGATATTAAAGAATTAAATTCGTTTCCAACAATAATATGTTTTTTCTTATCTTCATTAAACAAAGTTGTTCCAGATTTAATATCACCTTTTGATAAATATATCACCCCTGCTATTATCACATTTTTATCATAATGAAAGTGTGTTTTACCTTTTTGTCCATGTTTTATTTTACTAAAATAAACACCAGTGTTCTTAAATCTATATTCATTATTTGTATAATAGTTTTTTATAACTTTGTTAACTATCAAAGAAAATAAATCTCTATTAGTTTCATGTAATGATTTAGTCCTTAAACCAGGCCAATTATCTTTTCTACTTGGAGGATAGTATTTTAATTTTTTAGATATATTTATTATATCATCAACATTGTCAAAAAAATTTTCTTTTATTATTGTCGTGTACATTTTGTCATGATGTTAAAATTATATGCTATTGTAATTCTAGTTTTATTAGAGTTTTCTTTTTCTACACAATGTTCTAAATAAGATGGAAACACTATTACACTTCCTGGAATAGGTTTATAAAAATATCTTTCATCAAAAATTTTGTTTTCATCACTTTTTATATCATTACTTCTATTTGCAAATGGTCTTTTAAACCATAGTTTAGCATTTTGATTTTGATCTGATTTTAAAAAATAAATTGCAGATAAACTATGTGCAACATGATTATGATATTCTTGAAAATTATTTTTATTATAAACATTAAACCAACCACTTATACAACTAAAGCTATAATTGATTTTTAATTTATTAATATAATTTGCTAGAGAATTCATTACGAAGTTATTTATAGTTTTAAATTTATTATCTTTTAATACATTATGTTTATCAATTGTTGTATATGTATCTTTTGATACCCAGTTTTCACCACCACTTTTAATTTTTTTCTTCAATTTAGTAATATGATTTACTAAATTTTTTTCAAATTTATTGTGGTCATCAAAAAAATCTTGTGCCACTATACTAGGAAATAAGTAATTAAAATTCATAGTATTTTAACCAAAGCTTGTCTTTCTCCAAACATTTCATATTTATATTTAATTTTATTTTTTCTTACAAATTCTTGCCATGCTTTAAATTCTCCTTGTTTCCAACCTACATAACTTAAATATTCATCAAATAATATTAAGGTGCCAGAGGTTAATTTTTTTGAAGTTAGTATATTTAAAATTTCTTTAGTTGATTCATAAGTATCACAATCTATATGCACAAAACAAATTTTAACATTATTTAATTTTAAAAACTTTGGTAAAGTATCCTTAAACCAACCTTTAATTAATTTTACATTTTTATTAACCAAAGGTTTTTTTCCATTTAAAGAATAATTTCCTTTAGCAAAATAACCACCTTTCCAATCTTCTTGAAAACCTTCAAAAGAATCAAAACCAAACCAAGTTTTATTTGGATATCTTTTAGAAAAATAGTTTATGCTTTTTCCTTGATGAACTCCAAACTCCATACATAAACCATTTATTTTTGAATGTTTTATTTTTTCAAGAGCTATCTCCCACCAACCAAAGTCTGTTACAATAACATCTTTTAAATATTTTTTTATGTAATTTGCAGATTCTTTAGCAGCTTCTTCATATAAAAAATCATACGCATCTTTGTAAACAAATAATCTCTTTCTCATAGAATGTATATTTCACTTATACCATCCTGCTAACATAAATCTATTACTTTTTTTTATTTGTTTTACTTCATGGTACATAACACCATTACTAAAAATCACTATTCTCCCTGGTCTAGGTTTGACTGTGATGTCTTCAATAACAGTTTCTCCACCATCAAAGTCATTATTTAAATATATTAAAAAAGAAAATTTATCACCATTATCAATATGCATTTTCATATAAGAGTCCACAGGCCACATAACTATTTCACAATTATCTGGTTCTAAAAAATTATAGAATTTAAATTGATTGTTTATTCTTTCAAATATATTTTTTGGTTTAATTTTTACAGTAAATGTATTTCTATATTTAGAAGCTGGTGATTGTTTAAATTTTTCTATGAACTGATTACATTCTTCTTTAGATAAAAAATTATCTACACGAATAAAAGTTTTATTCATTACTATTCATTTTTTTATTTAGTATATTATCTTAATTCTGAAATATCTACTAAATCCCAAGTTTGATTTTCTTCATTCCAATGATATCTTTGATCATTATCAAATTGTTCTTGTGTTAACTCTGGTTTAGGAACAGGTGGTTCCCACATACAAGTTGTCTCATTTAATGTCCAAGATGGGTAATTTTGTTGTGGAATAAAAGCATCCTTTGCTTCATCAAACGAATAACCTATTCCAGCAAAATTTTTTCTAAATGGTGTTCCCCCTAAAATATGTTCTCCACCTCTAGTATTATAAGAAGTTTGTTTCCAAACATCGCTTGTACCATACATATTATTTAAAAAATCTACACCAGCTTGTTCTGTTGTAGCAACATCATTACTTACTACTTCAACTGTTTCAACTATATTTCCATCATTTAATTTTGCAAAATGTGCCATAATATTCTACGAAGTATACGTCCCGCTCGCTGTAAATTTTATTACTGTAAAATCACCATCTGTTGAAATTGTTGGAGATCCAGTAGTCGTTCCAGTATAATCTGTTGTAGGCACTCTTAAAATTACCACTCCAGATCCTCCTGTCCCTTGTCCACTTGCTCCAGTTCCAGTATTTGCTGCACCATTGGCATTTCTACTTGTAGATGGAAATTGATTTGATTCACCACCAACCGCATAAGTTACACTAGCACCTGTTATAGAAACTGCTAAACCAGGGCCATTTGCAGTATCTCGCCCTCCTGCGCCCGCAGCTCCCCCGCCAGCTCCGCCATATGGGTTTCCACTAAATCCTACACTACCTGGATATCCTTCTCCTGAAGTTCCAGATCCGCCTGCGCCGCCCGAATACCAGCCACCGCCGCCCGATCCGCCCGAGCCTCCCGGTCGATTGTCTCCATCCGATCCTTCACCGCCGCCTGATGTTGATACAGTAGATATGTCAGGTCCTGAAAATGAACTTGCAGCTCCTGCAGAGTGTCCACTTCCACCTGCTCCTATTGTAGCAGTATATTGTGCACCTTGAGTTAAAGTTAATTGAGATTGTGCTGACGCACCGCCTCCAGAAGTTGATCCAAATGATGTTCTTAAACCTCCAGCTCCAGATCCAGCTTCTCTATTTCCGCCCTGACCTACTGCGTTACCGCCTCCTCCTGCAACAACTAAGAAATCACATGTTCCAATAAAAGGGACTCCACCTCCTGAACCAAATCCTAAGACCTGATAACCAAAAGATTTACCTCTTCTCGATTGTGTATTTCTTGTGTTCTTACCTGAAGTAAGTTTATTGTTTAAGTTTCTCATATCCCAATTCCTTATGCGTCGTTAGCCGCGTCAGTAGTAAAGAATAATTTAATACCTAAAAGTTTTGCATCTGCTGTTAAAGTGTCGTCAGACACATCTCTAGTTATTTGAAAGAACACTTGTTCATCTGTACTAGGAGAACCAGCTATAGTAACTGCTCCACTTTCTGCTGTAACGTCTAAATCGTTTGCCGTACCGCTGTGTGCTTTTGCTGTAGGTGCAACTGCTGTTCCAAAAGCAGTATTGCAAGAATCATTATCTGCTATAGCAACTCCTGCTAAATCCCAAGATACAGTCCCTGTGTTTGTTGAGTCTGCTGTAAAAAATGCTTGAAAAGTTACTGTTCCTTCGTTCCAAGATTTTGGAAAAGCCACAGCAAATTGAGCATTCTCATCGGAATCTTTATCAAAATCCATAGTTTTGATCTCTGGACCATTTGATAATTCTACTTGACCAGCTTCTGCTCCAGCAGTGGTATTAGCATACATAGCAACTGCAGGAATCCATATAGATTCTTTACCTGCAACTTTAACTGCAGCGGTTCCTGATTTTAAAACTCCAGTTCCTTTTGGATTAATATTTATGTCTACGTTTGTGTCGTCTCCTGTTGCAGAAAGGGTAGGACCATTACCTGTCGCTGCATTAGCTAATGTAAACTCATTAACTGCAGATCCAGTTTCTGTAAATTTTAATAATTCTAATGTACCATCGCCAAGTGCATTTCCATTAACATCTAACTGACCACCTAGTTGTGGAGTTGTATCATCTACAACAGCACCAATCATAGGTATTTCTTTGATATCAGGATTTGTACCATCGTTGGCAGTAGCAAAAACTATTTTATCACCTTTATCAGTAGCTGAAAAAGTTACAGATGAACCTGAACCAGAAACATATTTAAATTGAACTGTGTAAGCACCTGAAGTTGAGTTTCTTAAATAGTAAAAAGTTTGAATATCTAAAGGAATAGTTACAATTCTATTTCCTGTAATAGAACCTGTAAATTCTATCATTCTGTGAGCAGCTGTGTCACCCGTTCCAGAGTCTGTGATAGCTAGAGTAGTAGTTCCAGCACCACCTGCAATTGATTGTGTTGTAAAGCCGCCAGCTATTTGTTCGAAGACTTGTAAATTAACATTTGTTTTATCTCCCCATGTACCTGAGTTTTCACCGGTAGCTTGAAGTTCTATACCTAAAGGTGAGTAAGTTGATGCCATAATTTTTATCCTTTATTAAATACCTTAATTTTATTTCTATTGTACTGCCTTGTCAACTAGGCTACTAATTTCCAAGTTGGAGCTGTGCCTGAGTCGACTAATTCCCATGAATTTATTGATATTATACCTGTAGAAGTGGTCATTGACAATCCTGTTGGTAAACATAATGCAGAAGCACCAGCTACAGTATTTGCTGCAACTACGTTTAATTGGATACCTGTTAAGTCTACTTGTGTATTTGGAGTAGCATCCTCATTGCCTAATGATACGCTTAATGCTTGACCTGTAAGAGTCAAGTCTGCATTCGCAGTTATAGATAAGGTACCTGTTGTAGAATTTAGTAGTTGTCCTGTAATAGCAACATCTGGAGCGGGATCTAGTTGTCCTGTAGACATTGACATTCCCATATTTACACTTGCTGAACCCCATTTTTGATCTCCCCAACCTATACTTTGACCCCAACCTGGAGTACTTACTGCGCTTAATTCAATGGTTACAGAATTATCTACGTCTTCATTACCTAAACTTGTAGTAGCTGTTACACCAGTAACATCAACATTTACCCAAACACCCTCTGATCCCCAAACTTCTTCACCCCAAGCATCTCTTCCCCAACCTTGTTCGTTGTAAGCTTCTTCTGTACCTAAACTTGCGGTTAATTGTTGTCCTGTAGGGAAAACACTAGTTCGATCAGCTACACTTCCCGTTGAAACATTTAATGCACTTAAAGGGTTGGCACTTAAGAAAATTTCTGTTGCTGTTTGAATGTTTACGCTTCCAATATTTGTGCCTAACTGTTGTCCTGTTTCAGGAACTTGTTGACCAATTGCAACTGCTGGAATAAAAGGACCACCCCATTCTGTGGTTGAGGCATTCCATGTGCTGTCACCCCAAGATTCTTTTGAACCAAAATCAATTGAAAGATCTAATCCTGTAACACTAACATCTATTGTAGATTCACCCCAGTTTTCATCACCCCAAGCGTCTCTTCCCCAACCTACTTCGTTAAATACATTAAGGGTACCTAATGACGGAGCTAAAGTTACAGCAGTAACGCTAATATCATTTTCTATTGTGCCCCAAGAATTTTGGTTCCAACCCAAAGCACCATAAGCGTTTTGAACGATATCCATAATACCGCCCATCCCAATTCCATGAACATAACATAAGTAATAAAAATCGGTTTCAGACGATGGTGTTACTTCAACATATCGTGTTGTTGCAGCGTTAAAAGTTGTTGTGTTTATGTAGTTTGCGTAGTTTGATGCACCATCCAAATAATAAGTTACACCAGATGTAAGATATTGATCTCTACTTGTAGTTGTAGAAAAAATTAATGGGTGGCCATCATTTGAAGCATCACTTTGTTCAAAACGTAAAGTTCCCCCATTGACCCAAGAAACAGTTCCTGGACCTGTTGAGTTTCTAGCTCCGTCTAAATAAAAGACGTTGCCTGTGCCTCCGCCATAAAGGTTACCCGACGCTACGGTAACTGTGTAAGTTAGTTGTGCCATAGCATCGGGCTCCTAAATTATGCGATTCTTAATATAGCGGCGCTCGATGTAAAGTTTGGAAATTGAATTGTAAAAGTTCCAGAAGTTGCAGTTTTATCAGAACCAAAATCTAAAACACAAACTGCTTTGTTAGCTTCAGTTGAGTTATAGATTAAAGCACCTCTCGCAGTAAGTGTTACTCCTGTGAAAGATAAATCTGCAAAGTCCACAATTGCGACTCCGCCTGTTGCTAATGAAGTTTGTTGTGAAGCAAGAGTTCCACCTTTTGCTGCATACTGACCAGAAGCACTTACTTCTCCGCCTGTAATATAAGCTGTAGTTGCTGCACTTAATGTTGCAGTTGATTTATATAATGCTAGTTTGAAAACATCACCACCATTTTCTAAATCGTGAACTCCTTCTAAAATTTCTTTCTTAAAACTATTGCAAACTGCTTGTGTAATTGCCATGTTAATTTCTCCTTATAAATTTTAATTATTCGGTGAAGGTGAAGGTATTTTAACCCTAGGCACCCCATCCGTGTACTCATCTCTACGTCTTCTGCCCATTTGCTCCAACGCAAAACTTTGTATAGAAACATTATACTTGTCTGAATAGATTTTGTACATATCCATCGGACCTTTTAAAAACTCATATGCTTGTACCATTACTGCGTTAAATAACAGGTCAGGAGCATTTTTTGACACATAAGTTTCTGTATTTGTAGAGCTTAAAGCATCTGGTGAGTATATGTAACTTAATTGTACTTCATACTGAGCATTAGGAGTAGGGGCTAAAATTAGTGTAGTTTCTTTCCAATTAGCATAATATTTTGGAACTCCAGTAGCTCCTGTTGAATTAAATTCAAAAATAAAACTTGTATCTCTTTTATCTAAATACACTTTTGTCGAAGGTGACTGAGTTGTATCCAATACATAAAGTGATCTTACTATGATCGATGTTCTTGAAGATGAAGTTACAGGAGCACTAGGTAAAATTAAATAAGGTGAATTTAATTGTAAATTTGCAGTTGCATATTCTCTTGTATAGTCTGCATCAACTTCTCTAAAAATACGAAGTTCAGCATCTCTAATCATTGATTGTAAAATAGAATCAGTTAGAACAGCACTTCCAACTTCTGTATAATCTCTCACTTTTTGTAATAATTCAGCAAACGTCATGATATACTTATTGTAACACTCCCCATAGTTGACTGTAACCTTCTTTTGTTATTTTCTTCATTAGCATCTATAGAAGGTCGCATACCGTCAGATGTAAATTGTCCTGGCCAAAGAGCAGGATCTAGATAAACTACAACAGGTGCAGCTCTTTGTGGTCTTGCATTGTATAAAGCTACAGGATCTGCTCTGTGTGGTTTTGGATCCAATTGAGGATGTTTTTTTTCAAATTCTGATATATGAACTAATGAACCATTCCATTCTTTTACCATTTCTCTATATGGAAAAGCCTGACCTGATCTATCAGATATTGATTGTGAGTATTTACCCTTTGAATATGCCATAATTATCCTTGTGGGTAATAAACATTAGGAGAAATATAAACAGATGTTCTTTGTCCGTCTTCTTCTAACGCTCTTTTCAGTTCATCTTCATATAAAAGTTTTAAAGCTTGTATTCTATCAGGTGCGATTTTTTGAGATAAGTAAAAAGCCAATCCAGATACCATACATGGGAAAAATCTAAAAGGCATATCTGCTGTATTCGTATAAGCACCTGCATCTTCAATTCTTGCTAGATAATAATAGAATATATTAGTTACTGCGCTTGTATCAGGAGCTAAATATAAACTTATAGTTGGAGTGATTTGTCTGTCGACATAATACTGAGAAGGTGTACCCGCCTGAGTTTTATTAGGAATAGCAATATATTCAGATCTAGATACTTTAGTTAAAGTTTGTTGATTGCCACCAGATACTGTTACTACAGCTTCAAGTACATCATTACAATCACTAGGAGTGTTGTAAGTAACTTGATTGTTTACTAAAGTTTCTGTTTTTGATTTTACTTTCCAGAGATTAATTCCTCTGTTGCCCCATTCAGAAAATAAAAGATTAAGACTTCTTCTAGCAGATTTAAGATCATACCCAGAATTAGTTCTTACACCGCATCTTTCGTAAGATTCTTCGATAACCTCATCAATTGACAGGTTAAAACTTGTAGTTCCTGAACTAGCCATTTCATCCTTACGCTAATATTTTTTCTTGTAAATGTTTTGGTAGATTTTTTTGTTTACCAATTAGCTTTCCTGTTTTTGCCATTGTTGGTTTCTTTTTCACAGAGCCACCGCCCATGTATTTATTCATTCCACCACCCATTTTACCTTGTACTTTTATTCTTCCGTTTTTCATATTATTTTACTCCTTCAAATTTTCCGCCTTTGACAGCTATACCCATACCTCGGCACTCACCACCCACAGACATTTTTACTGGTTTAACTGGTTTTGGTTTTTTCTTACCATCTTCAGTTGCTTTTCTTAATGCTTCTAAATATTTTTTATATTCTGTTGCTTCTTCCATAGTATCTCCTAGTAATCTATCATACCACCATAGTATAATTTAGTAAACGCACCTTTTGATGCAAAAGTCTTAACATTCGTTGGTTTTCCTCCAACCCCTTGAGCTCTACTTCTTTTCCTCGCAACGGCACTCCTCTTTTGAGAGTCTGTCATCCTTGCCGCTTTTGCAGCAGGGACGCACTTTGGATACTTCCGTTTTTTGTCCGATGCTAATTTTGAACGACCACAAGGTGCGTACGAACCATCTTTTCGTTTGCTTCCAATATCTACCCATTTCTCTGAAAACCATTTTTTAAGTCCTCCACTTTTCATACCACCTGCTGGAACACAATTAGGAACCATACGGTTACCTTTTTTCTTCATGCCCTTTTGGACATAACCTTCCCAACAAGTACCTCGTTCACTCATTTTAATAAATCGCCGTAATAATTGACTAAGCTCTCATTGGACATCTTAATGCCTGCTGAGTCATGCTTAATAAATTTACCTTGATAAGCTTTAATTGATTCTAGTGTCTTTGCTTGTTTCTTATGTAATGCAGATGCTTTATGTAATCCTTTTGCAACTTTTTTAATTTTTATTTCTGCGCCTTTATTTACTTCTATTGCTGTTGGTTTATTTCGTAAATTGAAAGTCCCTTTCTTTTGCGGGTATTTAAAATACATTCCATCTCTTTCGTATTCACTTTCTTTAAATTTTGCTTTCTTTTTTGTTTGCGCATGCAAACCTTTATTTGCAGGTTTAGGTCCTTTGAAGTCTTTTCTTTTTACACCTGAAGGATCTTTAATTTTACCCGCACATATTTTGCTCGCATATGCGTTAGCGTATGCTGACGGGTATACTTTAAATTTTCTTTTGGCTGCAGCCTTGCCTCTAGCACATAGTTTTGTCATTGTCTTTAAGCCTCTTTCGGTTGTACAACTTCTTAGATTGTATCACTTTAGGCTTAAACAGTAAATGTCCTAGCGAGAGGATTCTTTTTATTGGATTTTTTGGCGAGTAATTTTTCTTTTTTCTTTTTCTTTTCATCTTTTGCGCCACGTATTTGACCTTCTACTTGTTTTGTCATTGAGGATCTACTTATTGCCATTATACTAACTCCTTTGCACTACCTAATATTGGTTTATATTTTGTTTTACCCTCAAATTTGTAAGCATGCAAGAAGGATGCTCTTGGTGTTCCCTCAATCCAGCTACAGTGAATCCAGCCTGAGTTGGGTTCGCCCGGAGTGTAGAACTCGAGTATCAATTGATCTGGTGAAAGATTTTCTTTAATCCAATCAAATAGTTCAGCATTGTCTGTGCCAATACATTCGAAATCTGCCGCCTCAGCTTTTGCATGCTGCGATCGTGCCGAGCTGCCGATAGCTTCACACAGCGCTACGCTTCGAAAACCGCTGGTAATCTTAACCCTGCCAAAATGGTCACGTACTGGTTGAAGAATATTTTCACACAATGCTTTAAGTTTTTCTATTTGTTCTGCATTAGGATTATTGTTAATCCCTTTTCGGATTGCAGTGTCTGATTTAATTAATTCTGATAAGGTAAAATTTCGTGAAAGATTCATAAATCTCCTATTCTATTATTAATTTCTTAATGCTTTTGCTACCATCAATATTATCTTCTAATTCTGCAGAACCTTTCCAACATTTGTAGGATATAGTTTCTGAATACTGTCTCTCAGCCGTACGCTTGCCGCGTAAACATTCGGCCATTGAACTTTGCAAACGTGCTTCCTTAATTTCTCCGTTTACAAACATTAATAATCCTATTACAGCTTCAATCAATGTGTTGCTCCATTTCCGTTATATTTAAAATCTCTGTTTTGATCTTTTAATTTTTCTATGTCCATCAAAACCTTTTCCATCTGTTTCGTTAAAAATTCAATGTTCACTTTGTTTAGAGCCATAGATTCAATGTGTTTGTTTAGACGATCGGTAGTTTTATAAAGATCTTCAATCATCATGTACTGCTCAGAATCAGCGGGCAATGTACCCATTTGTCCTCGTGGCCATTTTATTCTAAACTCAGAATTATTCTCTACATCTTTAGACATAAGTTCAAGTTGTGTTGCCATCTTATTTTGTTTTTCTATAATACCGAAATAAGCCCAAGTGCCAATTGCAACGAGGACTATCAGAGAGGCAACCGTTTTCATCGGCATCTGCACGGCGGCTTCCTCAGAAATTCTTAACGGTTTATTGCTCATTTTCTTTTCTTTTGTCTTTTTGGAATAAACAAATTTGCAATAGACGAACAAAATTTATCTAAAGCTCCAAAAATTTTTAACATTATTTTGTCAAACATTATATTCTCTGTAGTTGTGGGTTTTCAGTGGTTATATTTTTTTCAGCTCTTGGTCTAGCTATAGAATCTTTACTTCTTTTACGAAGTTGAGCTATTGCTGACTCTTTTAACTGTCTTTGTTTTTTTACAAATTTTAAATCTTTTTCTAAATTCATATTATTCTTTCTTTTTATGATACATCTCGTAAAACATGTTGTCACTATCCTCAGTTACAAAGTCCGTATCTTCTGCATCCCAGTAAGTATTTTGGACTTTATAGTCAGGCCAACTGTTATCAGTAGTATAGCTATTAATGTGCCACAAAATACGATTATTAGGCTGAGCTGCATAATTACCGTTATCAAGCTCCAATATATGTGCACACTTATGTTCTTGAGGAATTTCAGAGTGTTCAGTATCCAATATGTTAACGTCTGGATGAGCCCAATCGATCGTAAATAAATATTTACCATGATAAAATTTTTTGTCTAAACCAAGGTATTTACCCTTTACACCATCCAGCCAATCAAAACAAGTAACACTAGGCCAATAGCTAAAACTATTCCACAGTTCCAATTCATGTACTTGCATATTCGGCACGTCGGATCTATCAAAACTTTTTTGATAAAATGCTGATATAGGTAAACGCCAGTAGCACGCACCATTTGGTAACATGATGTTAAACAAGAGCGCACGGCCTGATATTGATGTGAGACCGAAGATAACACAGTCTTCGCTTTCTCCATGATGTTTTTTAAGGTCATAAAGATACTCCTTTCTAATTTTGCAGTATATCGGTGGAAGATTTGCGTTCAGGTATGACATGTTTATATTTTTCTCTCCAATAATTTTTTCTTTCTAATATTCTAATTTTATATTCTAATTTATCAATACCTAAAAGTTTTTTTAATATATTTAACATTTCCATCTTCTTCTTGCAGCACATATTCTCTTATCTGGAGTTTTACTGCAATTGATATTATGCATCTTCATTTGTCCTTTTGATCTTCTACAATAAGATGCTCTTCTTTTAGCGGCTTTAGATCCTTTTTTAACTTTACCTGTTACTGCTGTCTTGAGTTTAGAACCAGGATTCATTCGTCTATATGCACGAACTCCTGCTGCAGTCATACCTGCGCCTGATTTTGTAGATCTAAAGTTTCTTTTATTTTTTGCAGGCATTCCACCTTTAGCGAAACCATCGATCTCTATACCTAAGTCAGCATAGTAATCCATCTCAAACCTATGTTGTTAATCCAGGTCCTGAATACTTGTCTGTTAGCAAAGTATAAGCAGTCACTTTAGTTTTTGTCTTACAAAAAACTCCTTTTGGAAAAAGAATTCCATCTTCAGGAAAATTAAAATTAATTACATCTCCAGATGGCACATCACCTTGAAACAAAGTTGTTCCAGAGCTTGATGTAGTTGTAAGTTCCAAAGTTCCAGCTCCTGTACCATCGGAAGCAATTATAATTCCTCGTAATCTTACTGGTTGAGCTATAATTGCATCTGTACCCGCTGCAGCGACAGATCTTGTTGCTTGTATATCACTTTTAAAACTCATGTGTTCTCCTAGTTCGTGGCTCCCGAAGGAGCCACTAATTAATTATTACGCAAATTGTTTGTAATTTACTATAAATGCAAAATTACCAACAGCAGATGCGTTTGTTGTTGTAGTGATCTGACAGAAAATACTTCTAGCAGCACCACTTACATTTGCTCTTGGAGATGCAGCTGGAGAAGCATCGCTTCCAGTCGTATCTAAAAGAGTTGTAGGATAGTGAGCACCTGCAGGTACAGTTGTTCCAGCATCAAGAATTTGATCAGTGATAGCAGCAACTAATTGTGCTCCACCTGTAGCTGTTCCAACTTTAAAACCAATGTCACCTGAAGCAACAGTTGGTGCAGATGTACAAACTATTTGAATTGAAGTTATTACTGAGTTATTTGGTTGTGAGAATTCAACTTCGTTTGTTCCAGCAGTTGCTGCACAAGGTACGTTAGTGATTCCTTGACCAATCATAAGAGTTCCTACATAGTTTCCAGATGAATCTATTTGGAAGTTATTTGTAAAAGCTCCAGTTGTTGAGTTTTTCGTTGCTCCAATAAAACCGTTCTCCGATCGTACCGGTCCCGAAAAAGTTGTATTTGCCATAATTTTCTCCTTTGTATAGCTTTGATTATGTCGTCTCTATACCGTCTGCCTAGTCAGTCGACATAATAGTTTATCTAGGTTGTTTTAATTATATATAAAAAAAGGGGCAGAGTAAACTCCGCCCCTTTTAGATTTGTCTCTTATCTACGATTACGCAGCACCTGGAGATCCGAAGATTCCTCTAGGGTCAGAGAAGCCGAAGCTGTATCTTTCTCTAGCTTTGAATCTAACGTTTCCAGTGTCGAAATCACCTTCAATCGCTGTTTTAATTGGCGATCTTACAAAGTGTTTTAGACCGTTAGGTGCATCTGTCATAATGAAGAATGCATCAGTGTCAGTTAAGAAGTGATTAATTCTGTAACCTTCTGGTATCATTCCCATGTTTGCCATTGCGTTGATATCGTTATCTGCAGTTCCGACTCTTTGAGGGGATCTCATGATTCTCTCAGCAGTAAATTGTAATTCTTTTGGAATTATTAATTTTCTACCTTGTAGAGCGATCTTAAGTCCTCTTTCGTCTACGAACGCAGCAATATCGATTAACGATTGTTCTAGTGAAGTTTCTGACAAGTCAGAAGCAGTAGACAATTCATTTCTGAATGTTCCACCGTTCGCAAGAGGGTGATCAGTAGTCATAAGTGCTTTTCCGTCACCACCGTTTGCTGTGTCGAAACCGTTGTTTAGAACGTTCGCTGCAGTGATTTGTTTAGATTGCGCCATTGATCTTGCAAGAGCTCTTGTGTATCTGCCAGCTAATCTGTCGTACAAGTTATCTTCGATAGCTTCCTCAGTTATAGCAAAACCTAATGCTACAGTGTTGTGAGTGTATCTTGATGTGTACGCTTCAGTCGCTTGATCCATAGTGACCATAGCACCTTCAGCTTTAGTCGCTGCAGTACCGAAGCCAGATAACATTACTTCTTCTTCAAACGCTCTGTCTGAAGTTTCAGTAGTGAAGATCTCTGCGTGTTCATTGTCGTATCTGTTGTATTCCAGGCCAAATAGTGCATTCAAACCTGGCTCTAGTTCTTTAACTAGTTGTGATCTTGATATAGCCATAATTTATAATCTCCTATTATTATAAGCCTGTGCCTTGACTGTAGAAATGGTTATTAATTCTAACCAACACATCTACATTCGCGCTTCCAGCCTCGCTATTTTGCGTATCTTGCGAAATATCGATTGCTTGAAGAACAGTTCCACTTGTTGTTAAACCAGATACACTGTGGTCCAATTGGACTTCAGAAATACCAGTTTGAGTGGATCCTGTTACGTTTGTTATTGCAAAGTTTTTAAAGATGTCTGCTACTGCAAACGCTCCATCAGAGTCGATCGAGTAAACTACATTCGGGTCGTCAATTACATTAGCGATAATATCACTAGCTGCAACTCCACCTGGATAGAAGTTTTTAAACGTCGGCTTCTGAGTAGTAGGGTCTGTGTAGAACACTCCGTTAAAAACGCCAATGACTTTGTCAGAAGTAGCAGCAACTGCTCTTTCGACTCCGCCACCAGTTACAGGTTTTACCAAGTCACCTTGGAAGATTGCAGTAGCATAACCACTTGCAATTCTGTATCTGTTTTGTGCGTTAATAAATGGAGAGCCATCTAACTTTCTTACCGGTCTAAGACCGTATTTTTCAGCTACATTAGCCATAGTTGTTTTCTCCTTTTATTGTTACTTTTACTTTGGAGTGAATATTCCCAAATAATTAGGATTTGTTTCCACCACCAAAAGTTACGCGAGATTGTCGATTAATATTCATCGGCATCTCCGGTCGTTGTTCCTTAAGTGCATCGTTGTCCACCGCGTCAACTCTATCTTGAGTAATTTTTCTAAAATACTCGGCACGGCTTTTTGCAATTTCTTCAGGTATCCTTCCCAACACAAGGCCAGCAACCCCGATCAAACCTGCGTAAGTTCCCTGAGCTATGACTGGGTATCCATGATCACCGAGTTTATTTTTAATTTCTTCGGCTCTCACAAACTCCCACCCTTCTCTCATTTTCTTAGATACATTAGCTGTATCTTGGTAACCCATACTCTCGGTTCTTATCCATCTATGAACAAAACCGTCTGGCGCAGGTGGTGCATCCAGAGATGATGGTGGCGTCCAAGGTTTATTTCTAACTTCTTTGTTTTCCTCAGATGCGCGTGAAGTTCTATTTATTTTATCGCTCATTCTATACCTCCTTCACGAATTTAGCGTATTCTTCTAGTGGCACCCCTAATTTTTTGGCAATAGCCACCTGTGATTTGGTGAGTCTCACAGATCTACGTCCCTGCTGAGTTCTTCCAGCAGAAGCAACCTTTTGGACGGGTCTACGTTGCTCTTGAATAGTGAAACGATGAGGGAAGTTATCCTTCATTCGCTTATCTATTTCATTATAATACTCATCACTTTCTACATCAATACCCATGCCCACTAGATCTTCGTGCACAGTCATCGCAGCGTTAGTCATGATTTTGTCATTACCAAACCAAGCATTATCAGAAGCCCATTTTCTAGCTTTTTCACTAGGTTCACTTTGAACTTCTTGTGGTTTTGGTTGTTCCTCTTTTGGTGCGTTTTTTTGTTCTTCAAGCTGTTTCAATCTAGCTTCTCTATCAGCCATTTTGATTCTAGCTTTTTCTTTTTCAACACTCAATTGAGTTAACTCATCGTTTGCCTCCATGATTTTTTCAGAATCATTGTTTTCAATAGCATCCTTGAGTTTCTTTTTGACTTGTTCTCTTTGAGCATCTACTCTTGCATCAAATTCTTTTAAATACTTTTCATCTGTTGAATCATATTTAGTTTGAGTATCGTCATATTTTTTTTGTAAACCTTTTGCAAAATCTAAAGCAGCTTTTTCTCTTCTTTCAGCTTCTCTAAATCTTCTTGTAAGTTTATCAATTCTTTTTTTGACAGACTCAGAAACTTCCGACAAGTCATCGGGTTCTTCTTTTTTATCTAACTTAGTTTCTCTTTCGTTTTCGAAAGTTTTATCTTCGGGTGGTTGTTCTTCTGGGATCTCTTGTACATCGACTTCTTCTTTTTGTTTGTCTTTGCTATGATCCGCATAACCTAAATCAACTTCACCAACATTTAAATTTGGTTCTTTTGATTCTTCCTTTTTAGTTTCTTCAATCTTAACTTCTGTTTCCTTTACGTCATCAAGATCAATATCAACTTCAGGGTTTTTATTTGCATCAGCCATATTTCCTCCTTAATACAAATGCAGAATGTCTTCTGGTTTACTTATTGTTGCGATGATTTCATCATCGTTTAAAATACGGTGTTCACCATATTTTGTTTTAAATCTCGAACCTGCGTATCTACCGTAGATTACGAATTGACCCTTTTTACACCAAGGACCTTTTGGAAACTTATCTTTATCTGCATAACAAAGATCTCCCATCTCAACGACAAGACCAACTACGGTTGTCATTTGAATAGTTTCGTTTGCTGTATCAGTTAAAAGAATTCCACCTTTAGTTTTTTTAGGACCTGCATAAGGTCTTACTAAAAGTCTATAACCAACTGGTTTTGGTATTAGTTCAAGATATTTTTTAATACCCTCTGGATCTGTAGGTATAGCTGTTTCTTTTGAATCTGGTGCAGCCTCACCATTTTTTGTTTTGACACCAACTAAACCTGTGTCAGGTGTTACTATCGTCATCGATATTCTCCTCATTTTTCTGCAGGTCTTTTAGATCCTGTAGCAATGCTTCTAGAGCATTGAGTTTCCCTCTAGAATACTGGAGTTTATCGATTGTGTCTACATGGTACACCAAATCCTCTTTGACTTGGTCTATTTGTTTTTTGATATAATGTCTTACTGATTGTAGAGTATCTAAATCAAAGTTCATTAATTAGTTATAACTAATCTATTTATCTATGCAACTACTTCTTACCCTTGAAGATTTGAGTGCCTTTTATCCCATAAACGCTCGCTACGACGAGGATCCAGAGATTTGTGAACCAGCTTGGAAGCTGTGAAAAATATTCAAAAAAAAGTTTTACTTTGTCCATAGAACTAGGATCATCACTTAGGACTGCCCAAGCCAGCACCAAAACGGGCGCAGAAAGAATTATTAAAATAAATTCGTCCTTGTAGTCGTTTTGCCGAGCCTCAAGAAGTTTGCCCTGATAAGCTTCCTCTCCTGCTGCCATCTTTTGAGCGTGCATTAGTTGAGCATCTGACATTGCTTGTTTTGTCTTTTGACGATTGGAGTAAATATGCGCTCCCGTTTTTACTGCCATCCCTAATAAGTTGAACCATGCCATAATATTGTTCTTGTCTTCGTTTACATAAGTAAGGTATCATTAAATGAAGTATTTTTAAACCCTCTAGCCCCATGACCTTCCATCTATACAAGGTTTTATAGTGATTTTTGAAAGATCGTACATAAATGTTACCTTTCTCGAAATAAGTATGAAATAAATTTATCACATCTTTGTCAGACATTTCGACAGATACTTCTATCTTTCTTCTGACTCTACCGTCTCTGTATAATCCTGCCTTAAAATAACCAAAAGTTCCTTCACCTTCGAATATACCTGAAAGAAAAATTAATTTTTCTTTACTTGATAGAAATTGAAACATTTATAAAAGGTCGCTAGTATAACCGCCACCTTTAACTAATACAACTTCTGATTCTTCCATTTCTCCGCCTTTTGCTCTTTTTTCTTTAAACAAATCGCTTTCTATTTCTTTAACTTTGTCACTATCGCCTTTTTCTTTTGCTTCTTCTAGCAATTGTAACAGTTGTTGATATCTACTGGGCATTAAGACTCCTACATGTTGGGCAACCCTTCTTGTAAACCATATGTTTCCAACAAGGATCCAATTTAACTATTTTTGATTTGTAAACTCTTTCTTTAAACAGTAAAGTTTTTACAAGATTTATTATCCATCTAAGCATTATCTTACTCCTATAAATTTAAAACCTTTAACTTGTATTTCATTATTTCCAGGATAAGTATTTTTATTAGTTGTATCTCTGTGCGGACACTTCATTCCACCTGAACCAAATTTAATTGGTGGGATATTTGAGTTAGGCCCCTTTTTTGGTGGTGGTCCTGATTTTTTACCTATTGTCATATTCTCTTACCTTTAATAACCCATATAAAACAATTACAGATAAAAGCATTCCTAAAAAAAATAAACCTATCATAGTAAACTTTTATCTACATTAGATGATATCACAACTTCCCCGCCATCGTCATATGCTTGGAAACCTGATAAAAATGTATTTGGTTTTTTTACAGGTGTTTTAATTTGTGTTGTGGGTAATTTACATGGTGGATAAGTACCATCAGGGCATAGTTGTTGTTTGTTGCCTCCTATCTGGCTTGGTGGCTTCACTGCTCTAGTTGGTTTAATTAATCCAGCATCCTTCATGTAGTTCACACCTGTTTTGCTCATTACATCAATTGGTTTACCTGTTGCTCTGTAAAAATCTCTTGATGCTGGTAAATCTTTTGGCTTACCAAAAAAATTTTCACCTTTTACTTTTTGTGTTCTTGAATACGTTGTTAGTGGATCAATTACTAACGATTTTGCAATTTGCATTGTGATAGGCATAAAACTTATTTTTGATCCTGTGCCTTTATTGTTACTTGTACTTGTACTTACTTGGTTAGTAGTTTTGCTTCCACTTCCTCCTGTCGTTGCAGGGGCGTTATTAAATGTTGGTCCTTTACCACCCGACAAATCAAAACCACCTTTTGGATCTGCTCTGCTTTGACCAGTAAACCCTGCACTTTTTCCAAAAGACTCGGTAGCTGCATCAGCTCCACCTTTTGCTTTAAGTATTTTAATTTTTCTTTTCATTATTAGTGCCTTTTTGTTTTTGTGCTGCTAAGTCTATTTTTTCTTCGGCAATTCTAATTCTCTCACCTGCTTGATCTTCAGCAGATTCTAATTTCATTTTATCAAAATCTAATCTTTCTTCAAATTCCATACCTTTTCTTTCTTGATCAATCATATTTTCTTGAGCTTTTCTTTGTAAATCCATAGCTCTTAAATCTAGCTCTCTTTGTTTAAGTTGAATTAATGGATCACCTTTTTGTGTCATAGATTCTTCTTGAGCAAGTTGCATTGTTATCTCTGCAACTCTTTTTGCTACCATACTATCGAATAAAACTTTAAAACCTTTTGGATCAGTTTGTGCTTGCTGTGCTAACTCAGGTGTATTTTCAACCATATCACCTATTTCGCCATGAGCTTGTAGTGCAATATGGTCAGATATGTGTCCTTGCATTAAAGCGTAAACCATTGGATTAATTTGAACCATTCTTGTAGCCATAAATGCTCTGTGAGCCATAATATGTGCTTGATGATCTTGTTCAGGGAACGCTTTTA